TGGCTCACCATGGCGAACGCCGGCCATATCGTTTCGAGCGAGGTCCCGGTATTCACCCAGGTCCACAACCTGACAAACCTGGATTCCATCCATGTTTTGACGAACACGATCCCTCCCCTGGGCCTTACGCTCTCGGTCGCGGACGGGACGATCGTTGTGGATTCTCCTGACGACGCGCCGAGCCCGATCCCCGGACCGGCAAGGTTCTATAAAACAGTCCAGGAAGTTTCGGGCGCTAGAGAAAAGCGCGCGATTCTGGAATATACTGAGGGCATGGATATCAACGTGGAAACGGTGGTATTGCAGAAGCTCTGGCGAGATCGCCAGGCCGCGGCAACGACCTGGGAGAGGACAATAGTCCATGGCATCTAAGATCTTGAACGGCAGCTTGTCGGGCGGATTCGCCTACTGGACGAACCCCTGGCTTGGCCTGGCCTATTCCCTTGACGCCGGCCGGGCCAAGGGCCTGTCGAGTCCGACCTCAACCGGCGGGCTCACCTACAAGATGAAGCAGGATTTCTCGATCAATGAATATGTCGTCGGCGGCCAGATCTGGATCCGGAACGAGTGGAATAACCCGACCGGAGGCGTGTCGAACGGATCATCGACCCATTCCGTCACCCTGGTCCGGCCCGGCGGGATCCGGAATAACCTTGCGATTAGCGGCCGGGGCCCAGGATCCGGATACGAGTATCAGTTGAACGCTTACGATATCACCTCGCTCATCCAGGATCAGGGGAATTATTCCCTCGAGGTGGAGTTGACTGTCACATCGGCGGCATCCCTGGCCTGGTCACAGATCTCGAACGATTACGGGAGCTGGTCGAACAGCGGGTTCAGCCTCTATGACTCGAACACCAAGGTCCAGGTTGTGAGCGGCCAACACGATAGTCCGATCGGCGCCACGATCAGCCGGTCCTTCACGGCCGCCGCGCCGAACGGCTCGATCACCGTATGGGCCCAGGGGATCGAGGAGGCGCCAGGTGATTCCATCGCGGAGTTTTGGGTGGAGCTCATCAAGCCGGATTCCTCGGTTATTACTCTCGCTCACGGGACGAGCTCCGGAGGCGGGTGGTTCAAGGCTTGCGACAACGTGAATATCTCGAGTTACCTGGGCCAGGCAGGGACCTACCAGATCAGGCTTTCAGGCGAGGTCACATCGTTCTGGAACGGATCGGAATGGAAAACGGCGGAGATCCACTTTGACGATCTCGACCTGGATTACGCCAATTATTCCTACACCCAGGCGGTTGCCTATTTCGACGATATGTTCATCGAGGCACAGCTCCGGTTCTTTAAGACAGTCAAGGAGAAGGCCGGCATGGATCCCCGGGGTCCCCTGAAAACCCTCTCTAAGTCCGAGTCTGATATAACCGGGGCGAATGAAGCCTATTCCTGGGAGATCCACCTCGCCAAGGCGGCCTCGAACGTCGTCGGGATCATCGAACGGCTCGTCAAGAAGGTTTTCAAGACGGTTGCGGACACCTCCGGATCCGACGACCTCGGCGTAACCTACCCGACCGATTTCGCCTCCGCTTCAGACGTCACCGGATCGGAGGAGAGCTACTCCTGGATCAAGCGTCACCAGCGGGCCTCGACCGGGAACGTGACCGGATCGCGGGAGCAGCTTTGGGCCCGGAAGGTTTTCGGCACGATCGCCACGATCTTCAACCTCAGCAAGAGCCCCGCGTCCTGGACGCCATCGACGCCGGTATCGACCGGCTGGAGAAAATTCAAGGTGTATAGGCCGGAATAACCATGGAATATCAAGACTTGGGACACATTCTCGGGGTGCAGGGGATCAACACCGATTTCCTCGAGGAAAAGCTGCCTAATCCTGATTCTCCGATTTATCTCACAAGCGCGAACAACGTCCTGGTCCGGAACGGGAAGGTGGAGAAGCTCCGGGGCACGGACTATCTCAATTCGATCAGCACCCAACTTGGGGCCGACAATTACCGGACGATCGTCGGGGCCGCGATCTTCAGGAAGGACGACGGGACGAAATACATGATGATCGGGACGCCGCTCGACCTCTACTATCTCAAGACAAACGATACCTGGGAAGATATCGGGAATATCTCGGCCGGAGGGAATGACTCGGCCATGACCTCGGCCACTCTCCTTGATTCGTTCGTGTTCACCCTGAGCGACTCGGGGATCATCTATTCCTGGGACGGCACCACCTACGGGCCCCTGTTCACGGCTCCGGATGACGCCAACCGGAAAGCCCGGTATCTTCTCGGGTTCAAGACCTATCTTTTCCTTCTCCGGCCGATCCTCACCGTGGATTCCGTCACCACCGAATATCACCGCCGGATTATGTGGTCCTGGCCGGGCCAGATCACCAAATTCGACGACACCGACATTCTGGATATCGACGCCGAGGGCGTCATTATGGGCGGGAAGCGCCTCGAGGACGCCTGGATCGTCTATCTTGACCGATCGGTTCACCGGGTTTACTGGGCCGGGGAAACCGATATGTTCCTGTCTGAGCCGATCTCGGACGGCGCCGGCCTGATCGCCCACAAGAGCCTTTGCGGGAACAAGGACGTTCATTTCTACCTGTCGTCGGACGGGTTCATGCGCCTCTTGCGCGGGGACGTCCCGCGGCCGGTTTCGGACCGGAAATTCAATAAGCTGGTCCTCGATCAGATCGACCCGGTTTACTACCATCGCGCCGTGGCCCAGTTCTACCCTCAACTGAATCTCGTTTACCTGGCCTACCCGAAGTCCGGCTCGGCCTATAACGACACCCAGGTTATCTACGATAACGTGGCCGAGGAGCTCGTTTCGATCAAGGCCCTGCCGGAGAATTACTCGGCCTACGGGGTTTTCGAGAAGGATCTGAGCTCCCTGGCGCCGGATGAGCGCCGGGCCTACGGCCTGAGCTTCATCCCGATCATGGGCACCAAGGACGGCTATGTGAAGGAGCAGAAAGTTATCGGCTACCAGGATGGGGTGGGGAATTATGAAACCTCCATGGAATTCCCCACCGTGTTCTGGAAGGATCCCTCGAGGAACAAGCGGTGTATGCAAGTCGATCTGATGATCGAGAAGCTCACGGACGCGCCGATCACCTTCATCCTCTCCCTGGCCAATGAGGCCAACGCGAATTGGACGTTTCAATACACGATCTCGGGGACCGGGAACCAGGGCGTCCGGCGCTATGAGTTCAATTACGACGATAGCGGCCTGGGGGTCGATTGCCTGGGCAAGGAATTCAAGGTCCAGATCAAGGACTCAAACAATCCCTATGGGTGGAAGTTCCACGGGGCCATCTTCCGGGGCTACATCGCGGGGCAAAAATGAGATACAACTCGAGTTACAGCCGGGAGCGCGTCAAGGACAACGTGATTAACCGGAATATGTTTGCGATCCAGAACGAGCTCACGGCCGTTTCGAGGGCCATCAACACCTGGCCCTACTACGATATCACGGGAGCCGTCCCTGGGGAGGGCAAAAACGCGGCTCCGTTCATCCAGAGCGCGATCGACGCGGCCAGTTCCTCCGGCGGAGGCGTCGTCCTTCTCCCTTCCGGATTGTGGTATCTCTCGGAGCTCCTCTATAACTCGACCTACGATTTCTATTATCTCCTCGAAATGAGGGATAACGTCGTCGTCCTGGGCCTCGAGGGCTCGAGCCTGAAGATCGGCCCGGGCTTTTCGACGCAACTGGCCCCGAAAGCGTTCACTATTTTCGCCTCGAGCGGCCATGTCACCAATTTCGCTGTTCGCGGGGTGGCCGTCGATTTCAACGGCGCCAATAATCAGGTGTCGGCGGCCGTCACCAAGCCCCATCTTCTGATGTGCTTCTACTCGAACGACGGACGGGGGGACGATATCGAGGTGAGCTTCTGCCGCCTGGAGAACAGCGCCGGGTCGAACGTCATTATGTGCTCGTCCCCGACCGGATCGGCGTCCCAGGTCCTCGGTGAGAATTGGCTGATCGCGCATAACAAGTTCAAGAACAACGGCCTTTACTCCTGGGATCACTCGACGATATGGGCCTGGGCCCGCGATGTGAAGATCCTCTACAACGATTTCGACAACGACACCATGCCGACCTACCTGAATATCAAGTGCGCGGCCGAAATGCACGGCCGGGACGGGATCTTCAGGGGAAACCATGTCAACCGGCATACGCAAGTCGTCTGGATCGCCCCGAATTTCACCGAGGCCGTCGAAAACGTCCATGTCGATCACAATATCGGCCGGGATATCCTGGCTTCCCTGGCGAAGTTCTGGCGTTATGACAACGCTAACCCCGAGAAGGAAACGAACGATATCTATATCGAGGATAACGTCGTCGATTTCGTCGATGCGGCCCAGGGCCCGACCGACGCCTATTCAGGGACGGCCGTCCAGATCTACCAGCAGCTCTCCGTCAACGATATCTACGTCCGCGGGAACACCTTGCGGAAGAAAACGGGCGGATCATACCTCCACTATGGCGCCAGGATCCTGCCCACCAAGAACGGGGAAGCCTTCACCCGCCTCTTTTTCGAGGACAACACGATTTGGGGCATGACGATCGGGATCCTCATGGAAACCTATGACGACGGCGTGGTGGACCTGGGATCCATCGGGACGGTGGTGATCGACTCGAACAGATTTTACAACCCCAGGCCCCAGGCGACCTACTATCCTAACCCGATCTGCATCCGTGGGCTTTTCCATGCTAGTCTGCCGGCCGGATATCTGAAGATCATCAATAACGAATTCGAGGATTTCGAGATCGCGTCGAACGAAGCGATCGGAATCTACCTGACGGGCCCGATAACCATCCTCGAGAGGTCCGGAAACCGCTTCACAAACATCGACCACCTGGAAATGCTGGACGGCTACACGGCCACGACCATCCGGGGGGACCAGGCTTATTACTCGGACGGCGATTTCGACAACAATGAGGTCCTGGTGACGGGGATCACGACCGATTTCTACGGCGAGATCACCGTCCGATGCGCGTCCGCCGTGGCCATGTATCGGGTGGACGGGAGCGGGACGCTCACGGCGATCTCCGCCAATGCCTCGTTCTATATTGGGGAAGGTCACGCGAGCACGATCAACGTCTATTTCGAGGGCGGCGTGTTCAAGGTCCAGAATAAATCGGGGATTGACGACCTGATCGTAAAGGTTTTAACGGAGCCGATATAATGCTATCCCTTTTTATCTCCGAAAAAGAATATAAATGCCGGTGCTGTGGCGCCTATCCCCCTGATTTCAAGAAGGGGGGGGAATTGAGCATCGAATACATCATGCTTTTCGGATATTTCGACGAGATCCGGACGGCCTACGGCCGGCCGATCCCGATCTCGAGCGGTTATCGGTGCCCGAATAACGAGCGCCGGCTTTACCTGGAGAATCTCACGGCCAAATATCCTAATCTGGCCACGAACGCCAAACAACGGGCCGCGGCCGCTTGCGATCCCCTTATCACGCCTTTCAGCGCCCACGTTTTCGGCCTGGCCCTGGATCTGGTCGTCCCCACGGACATGATTAAAGCTCTCGTCAACGTGATCGAGCAAGAAACCCCGAAGCTCCGGCTCGGGTGGAGGGCATATCTCGATAACTCCGTTCCCCACGTTCACATTGACACGGCTAATCTGGTCCTGCCGAGATACTCGAAAAATCTCAGGCCGGGAGCGAGGTGGTAAATGAGCATAACGATCGGCCAGATCCTCGAGATCCTGGATAAAATCCTCCGCCTCGAGAAGAAGGCGGCGGCCGTGATCGCCTCGGAAAAGGACATAAGAAAGAGGGAGAAATATGAGAAGGCTTTCAAGAACCGCGATCGTGACGCTATCGCTGATCTTTTGTTTGAGCTTTAGCTGTCACCGCGGATATAACCCGGCTTTATACCCGAGTTACGACGTTCTTAATCCCGGCCCGGAGGTCCGCCTTAATCCCCTGGCGTTCACGGACGATGGGAACCTGATCGTGAACCAAGCCTTTATACTGTGGGTTGAGGAATTGAAGCAGGAAATAATCAGGCTAAGGAAGGAGATCAGGAAATGAACCCCATCCAACAAATGCCGGATATCACGGCCGGCCTCAAAGAGGGGACCGCCATCCTCATCCTGGCGGGGATCGCCGTGGCGTTCTACGCCATCGAGAAGTCCATCAAGATCGTGGACGGCTACCGGAAACGGAAAGCGGAACGGGATACTCCGCCGCATAACACGGCCATCTACGATTGCGTCCAGAGCACCAGGCTCGACACCCAGGAGGACACGATCCACGACCACGACACCAAGATCCAGCTCCTCAATCAATGGTCCAAGGGTTTCGAGGAGAAGTGGGCATCCATGAAAATGGAGAATAAGGAAGATCACCAACTGATCTTCAAGAAGCTCGATGAGATCAGGAGGCAAGTTTAATCATGGCTGGCATCACGCTACTCGAAAAGAATTCGGTCCAGGTCAACTACATCATCAACCAGTTCTTCCGGCCGGAGCTCCACCAGAAGTTTTTCGATGACTCCTGGGGGCTCACGGAGCTCTCGCTTCATTTCTACGATCCCCGGACGGTGATCTACGGGATCATGGAGCAGGGCAAGCCGACGCCGATCGGGATCGTCTATTTCCTGGGGGTCGTTCCCTACCGGGATTGCACGGTGTCGGCCGTCATTTTCGACGAGAAGAACCGCAACCAGGACAAGCTCACCGGCCTGATCGAGAAGGTCAAAGCCGATTTCACCAAGAGGTTTTTCCCGCATAGCGTGTCGAGCTACATCATCGGAGAAAACCCGGTTTCTCAGCATATCCTCGAGAAGCTCGGGTTCACCAAGATCGGAGTCCGGCCCAAGTGGATCTACGCCGGCGGTGATTATAAAGACGTTTCCATGTATTATCTCCTCATGGAAGATAACACATAGGCTGGAGGTGGAAAATGGGCGCTTCACAAGACCCGAACATTACGATGGCACCCCTGATGAGCAATCTTCAGAAGCAGGGGCTCGACTCGATGCTCCGAGCGGCCCTGGCTCAGATGCAGGGGACGACCTTGGGATCGGCCTATCCCGGGGCAACGAGCTCCGGATACGATCCGAAGGTGTGGGGCATGACGGCCAAGGCACCGGGCTACTCGAACCCGTTCGCCTCCAGGCCGTCGTCCCAACCCGGGAACAGCGGTCCCGGCGGTGGGAACACGCGAAGCGATCCGGAGGAAACCGGGAACACCGACAAAAAGAGGACGAAAGAGCCTGGAGGCGGCGGGGGCCGAGGTGGACGCGGTGGGACCAAGGCCGCGACCCTGGGCGCGACCTCTCCGTGGGCCAATATCCTCGCCGGGCTCCAGGCGCCGACGCAGGGCGCGGCCTACCAGGGGATGCAGGGCCAGCCCTTGCAGTTCTCTAACCTGGCTACGTCCCAGTTTGCGAGGCCCTATAACTATGCCATGACGGGCAATTACCCGAAGGCTTGAGGAGGGTCCGATGCTCACGAATCCTTGGAGCAAGACACTCGAAAATTTTGATTGGGGATATGGCGGGGAGGGTCAACCGCCCGAGATCTACGGACCGCCTCCCCCGCGGGATCCGAACCTCCCCCCTGGGATCGAGCAAGGGTTCGCCTATTCCGCTCCAGCCGGCGGAGCTCCGGAGGGGGATATCGGCGGCGGAGGCGGCGTGACGCCGATCGGAGGCGGGGGATCGTCTGGCGTCCCGACCTATGAATGGGATATGCCGAGTCAGCAGCTCTCCGGATCCTATGCCGCGTTCGATCCCTCGGACGCCCGGGCGGCCAATATCAAGCAACAATGGTGGAGGCAACCCGGAGCCGGTGGATATCCCGGGAACGTCGTCTGGAACCCCTACTACGGGTGGCAGGACCAGGAAGCCGTCAAGAATTACTACGGGACGCAATCCGGGCCCGTGACCTGGGACCAGTTCACCAAGGCCGGTTTCCAGAAGCAGACGGATCCCGATTGGTCAAAGTATTACGCCGAGGATCGCTATCGCTCCGGCGGGACCTACACGGATCCGAGCACCGGCTACACCTACGCCATCCCGGCGAACGTCTATGGCGGCGGTGAGCCCGACGTAAACCTGGGCGACACCTTCAGAGGAGCAGAGCCGATCGACACGGCCGAACCCGGGGAGAACCCCGACGTCCCGACTGAGGATATGCTCCGCCGTTTCGGCTACACCGGTCCTATGGGGATCAATCCCTACGAGCAGAGCGCCCTCGATTTCATCACCCAAATGTCCCAGGGCGGCGGGCCCCTGGCCACGATGCAACCCGGGCAGAATTTCTATAACCAGGTCCTCAGCGGAGCGTTCGCGCCCCAGGGTGACGCCTTCAGGAGCAGCGTTTACGACGCCACAAAGGCCGGCGCCCTCCAGAACCTCAACGACGCTCAGAAGATGCTGGCCGGGAATTTCGCCAACAAGGGCGGCTATTTCGGGGGAGCTCACAGCCTGGCCCAGGCTCAACTCGCTCAGAGATCGCTTAACCCTCTCAACGAGATCCTCGCCAATCTTAACCTTTCCGGTTACAATCAGGACCTCGCCAATCGCTTCCAGGCCGGATCCGGGCTCGAGTCTATGACCGGCACTCAGCAAAACACGATCTCGAGTATGCTGAATAACATGATGACCGGGGGGAATCTTCTCACCGGCCGCGAGGGCCAGAACCGGGCGGAATACCAGAACGCGACACAACGGGCCTACCAGGATTGGCTCAGGGCCCGCCAGGAGGGAATGACGCCGTTCAATATGGCCATGTCGCTCCTCGACAAACAGCAAAGCCAGCCGATCGTCAGCCAGCCCTCTCAATCTCCCTGGGGCGGCCTCCTGGCCGGACTCGGGAGCATGGCCGGAAACCTGGCCGTGCCGGGCCTCGGGAGCCTGATGAATATCCCGTCCTACACCGGCAACGCGAAGTGAGGTAGAAAATGCCTATCGGAGCCCATGTAATTCAACGTAACCCGAGCCCGCTCGAGTCCCTTCTCAACGGCCTGGGCGTCGGCATGAGCCGGGGATCGGAGAACGCTATGCAGATGGCGCTCCGCCGAACAGAGAACAGAAGGAACATGGTGGGCCGGATCCTCGAGGGGGTCGCGGAGGGGTCGATCGAGCCGACGCTTTTCGCCACGCCTGAAATGCAGGAAATGGTGACGTATTACGAGCTCGATAAAGAACCTCAGATCGCCAAGCTGATCGCCCAGGGCAAGCAGATCGCCGGATCCCGGCCGCCGACGCCCGTGGAGCTGCCGAGTCGGAACCCCGCCGGCGGAAGCATCGTCAACGTCCCCCAATCGGAGTTTATGACTCCCCAGGAGGTCCTCAGAGAGAAGGAGAAGAAGGCCCTGGCCGCGGAGAACAGGAAATTCCAGGCCATCGAGCTCCCTCAACACATGGCCAAGACCGAGGCCACACAGCAAATAACCAAGCGGGTCGAGAAGCAATTCGAGGAGAAGCCGGAGGAGAGCGTCGATAAGATGCACCGGATGGCGGCCGAAGCCAAGCGGCTCGGTCTGAATCTCGAGGACCTGAGTTACAAGGGGATGAACCTCCGGACGACCATCGAACAGCAAGAGAAGAACCGCCAATACTACAAGGAGGACGTCGGGAACGAGGTCAATTACGCCGAAGCCTACCGATCCGCGAACGACTACCGGACGCGGGCCGTCCGGACGATCGCTCAGATCAAGTATGGCGGTTCCGGAACGATGATGTCCATGATCGCCGGCGGGATCCTGGGGAATCTCGGGCTTGACGAGTCCGCCGTGACGGCCTCGCAGAACGCCCCGGATAACGACAAGCGGGTGGCGATCCTGGCCGCGGAGGTCAACCGAACGATCGACGCCTACAATAAAGAGCTCAAGACCAAGGGGCGGGCCGCCAGGATGCCGAAGGACGCCATCGGCCTCGTTGAGAAGATCGACCTGAAGGCCCTTAACCTCGAGGAGAATCCGGCGCCTACCTCGAGCTCCGAAACGAGGTCGGTCGTCCAGACGCCCGTGGGGAAGCGCAAGGCGTCGGCCCTGGCGATCGAAACCATGGCTCAACAATTCATGGGGATGGGAGCGTTCAATTCCATCACGAAGAAACCTATGACCCTGGAGGAGGCAAGAGATATCGCCCGTAAAGAGCTCGAAAAATGAGTATCCCTGAAGATCTCCTGAAAAAATACGGGTTCGAGGTCCCCAAGCCGCCGTCCCCGCCCGTGATGCCGCCGGCTCAAAGCCAGCCCATCACCAACCCGGATCCGGAGCACCATGGCGTCGGGGAGCAGATGCTGTCACAAAAAGTGACCTATGTTTCCCAGGAAGAATACGACCGGATCATGGGGGAGCGGAAGGCCAGGGAGGAGGGGATCGCCGCGGATCAGGCCGAAACGGCGGCCTTCCGCCAGGAGCAGGAACGGCAGGAATCCATCCTGAGCAAGTATGGATACACCCTATATCCGGTCCGGCCGACCCAACGGCCAGCCGTTCCTCCTGCGGCGGCAATCGTAGGCGCCGGGCCGGTTCCTATTTCTTCTGCCGAGCCCCAGGCCAGGGCCCCCCAGGGCCCGCTTGTGGGCCCGCCGCAACCGGCGTCCATGAGGGCTCAGACTCCCCAGGAGATCCAGTTTCAGGAATCATGGATGGGACCGGCCTTTGACAAGTTTCAGCAATCCCTGGTCAAGCGCCGGCTCGAGGATTACGAGTGGATGGGGATCTCCCAGGATCCCAAGGTGAATTACTACGCCCAATTTGTCCTGCCTCGACTCCCGACTTATCTGATCTCTCCCTTTTATGGCGGCATCTACGAGGTGCTCCAGCAAGCCAAGAATATCACATTAACCCTAGCCAAGGGCACGGCTTATAATCCCCTGCTCTACAATCAGTTGATGCCCGAGCTCCTTCCTGAAGGAACGCCGTCCTGGATCCGGACGGCCGCCGAGATCGGAGAAACCGCCGTAGATATGGTTGCAGCCGGGATAATCACCGGAAAGTTGAGCCAGAAACTTTTCGCCAAGAACATGGAAACCTTCTTCCAGAAAGCCGAAAAGATGGGCTATCCGCGTGATCTCACGAACGCCATGATGAGGAAGCTCAGGGATAGCCGCAAAGCCTACACCGTTGTGGAAGAAGGCGTAACCAAGGTTGTAGTCCCGGAGAGGCGAACCCCCGAGCGGGAATTGATAACGGCCATCAAACTCAGAACCCAAAAGCTGCCGGAACCCCCGTTTGGGGAAATGAGGACGATCGTGGAACCGGCGGGGATGATCCCGCCGTCAGTCGGCGTCCCAAGACAAGCGCCGGCGCCAGGACCGGCGGCCGGGCCGGCGGCCCCTCCCGCGGCCGGGCCCGCGCCCAAGCCGAAGATCGTCACCCCTCCCCCGCCTCCGCCGTCCGCGGCGGCCGAGAGGGTTATCGGACCTCTCAACGTCCAGGTCGGGGATGTTGTCTATCATCCGAAGTCGGGGAAGCCTCTCCAGGTCCTCGATACGTCGGATCCTTCCATGCTTCTCGTCCAGACCCAGGAGGGAGGGCAGATGCAGATCGGAAGGGGTGGAGTCGCCTACGGGAATACCCCGCCGACAGGCCCCGTCCCACCCGTGACGCCTCCTCAGCCGAATGAACCTCCAGCCGCACCGGCCGCTGAACCCGGCCAGGGTGAAGTTATCCCAAAATCCAGATACACAAGCATCCAGGAGGCGGTGGACGATTTTTGGGATAGCCGGAGCTCCGGCAACGAAGCCTATGAGAGCGCCGTGGAGCAGATCGCCAAAGAAATGTTCGATCTCCATCCAAGCGCGGAATTCCCTAGTGCTCCGCAAGAGGTGGTCGATTTCTTTGTGAACGAGGTCGAAAAGCGGGTCCAGAGAATTGTCGATCTTGAGAATTCCGGCATGGATTTCGTCGATGCCGTAGAGGCCGCGGGCAAAGAGGGAGCAGCTAAACAGGGGAAGGCCCCTGCCGGTCCCTCCCCCTCTGCCCAGGCCAGGATCGACGAGGACAAGGCCATAGCCGACGATGCCGATTGGTTCGTGTCCAAGGGTGAATTCTGGAATTTGCGGGAATTCCGGACGGCCGATTACCGGGTCGTGGACCAGGCCCGGCATCGCATGACCGCGGAGCAAAAGGTCAAGTGGCACCAGCAGATGATCGAGGAGCTCAAGAAGTGGCGGGTCAAGGATCCGACCGCGAAGGGCGCCGAAATGGGCCTCGAGGCCGCGATCAAGCGCCGGCGGGGAAATATCGACGCGCTAATAGGGAAGCCGATCGACGAAACCGCCTTGTATTGGGCTCAGATTATCTCTAATGAACATGAGAAGCCGAAGGTCTGGCGGATCGGCGGCCCGATGCCGGAGGAGCCTCCCGCTCCGGTGCCTGGCGAGGACATGAAGGAATCCGCGATAGCCGGTGTCGAGGACATGAAAAGGTTTCTCTTGGCGAAGCTCGTCGGCGTCCCCCAGGATAAAATCGACTACTGGCTTAGTCAAAATAAGGGCCAGGAGGATCTCCTCCAATACGCGAAGATCGCCTACGGCAACCGGAACATGATCGACTACGCCGTAGGCAAGATAAAGGAGCAGATCAGGCTTTTCGGGAACGCCGAGGACGCCGCGGAGGATCCCGTGGAGGGAGGCGATGGCCCGCTCCCGGATTGGCTGAAAAACAATATTGATATCCTTGCCGAACCCCTGGAGAAGTCCGGCGTGGCAGACAAGATAGAGGAGCTCTCCGCTCAACGCCTCACGGCTAAACAAGTGGCCGAGAGATTGGGGGTGACAACCGATGAGGTCCGGGCCGTTCGGGTGAATAGGGGGATCCCGAGTCAAACCCTCGGCGGTCCGATGGGAGCTCAGACGAATAACCCTGAATTCGAGGTCTGGCTGAAGTCCAGGGGCGGTGCGGCGGCCGCGCCGGGCGGTGAGCCGACGCAGGACATGATAAACGCCGGACTACGGAGATCCCTCCATAGCTTTGAGGGCGCCGAGGGACGATGGCAAAAAGCTATGGAAACAGGGTTGAGCGATGACCAGCTCAAGGAAATGATCGCCTATGAATTCGGGGAATATGGCGGATCTTCTTTGCCGGACCCCTATTTTGGATTAGGTATTGGCTGGCACAAAGGAGGGAAGAATCCTGAAGCCTGGATTACAATCGAAGGTGGGAAAAAGGTCGGCGTCCTCAAGGGGAAAGCCCTCTTAAAGGCCGTCCGTGAGCTCGCGGGGATCCCTCTACCAGGCCAGGGCAAGCCGCCCTCCCCACCGGAGGCCACGCCAGCCGCGGCCGGCGGCGCCCTAGCCGAAGGTCCACGGATCATAAAAAAAGACGGGAAATTTCACGTTATCGACGATAACGGCGAGGTCCTTATAAGCGGGCCCACCAGAAAAAGTGTCGAGAATTTCGCCGCCGGGCTAAAAAGTGAAAGGGCCAGGATCGCGGCGGAGAAAGGCGCCAAGGCGACGGCCCCCTATGAGCTTACCCTCGAGGAGTTCCTGGCCGATCCCAGGGCGGCGACCTGGATGCGCGAGGAAGATATCTATCGGAACGCCGATCCGGACAAAGATAACCTCACGGAATTCTATCTTGACTCATTAAAGGGTGCTGTCGTCGAGCAGATCGGCATCCCTCGAGCGGTCGTTGAATCCAACGCCGAATTCTTGAAAGGGGTCCTCGAGGACGAAACCTACTGGGTTGATATAGACAAGAGAAACGCGGAGGGTGAGGAGAAGGCGCCGTCGATCCGCGTTATCCAGAAAGCCGGTGAGCGGCCAAAGTCCTATGACTCCGTGGAGGAGGCCCTGAGCGACGGGCCCGCCAAGGCGAAAGCCGAGGTGGAACCCGATATCGAATACGTCCCGGCCGAGGGCGCCATGGAACACGCCGGGTCCGATGTGAGCGTCGAGGCCATGCGCCGGCCGTTCGATTTCTTCCTCTACGATCCTGGGCGGCGGAAGATCATCCCCCTGGACAAGGTTTCCGGGGTGGACGTCCAGCCTGGGCCGACTCAATTCAAGTTCCAGCGCAACCGGATCACGGGGAAGATCGAACAGGTCGATAAGGGCGAGAAGGCCAATTTCGGCGGAGATCCGAACGCGCCGATCAGGATTATCCAGGATATGTTCGCGGCGGAAACAGAAGGTGCAGTTGTCACGACGAAAAAGCCCGCGGCGGCGGCCAAGACCAAAGCTCCCGCGCCTGAGCCCGAGGTTTCTGGAGATATCAATATCGGCAATCCTCAAGCCGTGGCCGACAACACTATGCTCCTGGCCTCGGCAAAGATCGGATCAGCGGTCCAGTTCCAGGGCGCAACCTGGGTGAAAAACAAGAAAGGGTGGTCGCTTTCCGGAAGCGGTAAAGAGGGGATGCCCTCACAGATGCTGGCCAGCCGGATCGCGCAGCTCGACAGGGATGCCGGAGGGACCCCTACCCCCGAGAAGATCCAGGAGCTCATTGATTCCCACAATAAACTCGAACGTCCGCCCAAGACCGACACGGCATATTTCTTCCAGAAGCGCGATTGGGAAAATATCCTCACTACCTATGAGCGGTTCATCCAGGCGGATCCCCGGGCCCAGGCCCTCAAACTCACGCCGGAGGAGCTCCGCACGGTCGCCATGGATGTAGCGAATATGCACCTGAGCTCCGGCAAGCCTAGCGCCGACGCCGCCTTGACGGCTCAGTTGCAGATGCGGATCCCCGCGGCCAGGGGCACGGAGGTAAAGGAGCCGACCGCGACGGTTGCCGCGGAGGTCCCCGCGCCGGCCGCCAAAGAAGGGGAGGTCAAGGTTATCAAGGACGAGTCCCTCAACCTCACAAAACCTAAAGAGCAGAAGGAGTGGCTGGTCGAGAAGGTGGACCAGGCCATCAAGGAAGCTCCGGATCCTCTTGCGGAAACCCCCGATCCTAATGCTCCGGCGTTCATTGAATTCGATGTTCCCGGGGACGGGGAATTCAAGATCATCAACACCGAAACGGCGCTCCGGAATTTCAAGAAACTCGCCGCCGGTCTGAAAACGACACCGCCAGGGCCAAGCGGGAAATATGGCTTAGGGATCCCGCCCAAGGCGTCCATGTCAGTCATGCCGGCCAGTAAGCTCCTCGAGCTGCTCCAGGAAGATATCAGCGCGGCGGATTTTGCGGCCCGGGAAAAAGCCATGAAAGCGGGAGGCAAGCCGGAGGAGCCGATAACGGAAACCGGGAACGTGCTCCCGCCCGAGGCCGCGGACAAGGCCGGATCGCCCAAAGCCGGGTTTGTGTGGGAATATCTCGAGAAAAACCCCATGGCTATTTCTTCCATCAAGGACGGCTACCTCACAGACGGGCACATGGCGATCCTCGATCCCGAGGTATCAAACCGCCTGTATCAGAAGTGGCGTGAGGGCTACCTGAAGAAAGCCGCCCGGGATTATGACCGCGACAGAAGAAACAACCTCGGAGGGACACCGCCGGGAGAGGTAGAGCGGCTCCTAGACGAGTCTATCGCTGAAGGGAAGATGGGAGATTCCGTAAGGAAGGTTATCCCCAAGAAGATCCCGAAAAGCGTGGGGGAGATCCAGGGTGTCGTCGGATCCGGGAGAACGGCCGCGGTTATCCTCACGGACGGCAAGATCCAGGTCCCGATCCAGGCCGACAAGTTCGCCCTCTTGAGGAAAGAATTCCCGAACGCCGAATACCGGATCAGCGGCATAGATGAGGCGGTCATTGTCCTCGAGGGGAAAGACATAAAGGCCATCGTTATGCCGATGAAAACGGATATCCCGTTCGGTCCCAAGGAAGTGATCGGCGGGCCCAGGACGGCCAAGCCAACGGAGGCCGTGGCCGCCGAGGAGGAGGAGGCGCCGGAACAGGAGTCCATGCCCAATATCAAGAAGGGAGAGGGCGCCAACGCCGGCCATGAGCTCGACAAGGAGCTCGATCGCCTGAAGGCGGTCCAGGAGGAGGAGTCCAAGGGCAAGGGCCCGAAGATCGGCCTCACGGTCCAGCAAGTAGGGACGGGCCCCACGGCTCAGACGCCGCCGCCTCCGCCAAAGGATTCATTCGTCGATCCGGATATCGGCGCGCGCTTTTCGGCTTCCGCGAAACCCCAGGTCGAGGGGCTCCCCGAGAGAGTCATGGAGAAGCTCCGCCAGGTCCGGAACATCCTCACCAGAACCTATGAGCACCTCCCGCCCGGGGAGCGGTTCATCCTGGCCAGGCACCTCTTGAAAAAGCTCGAAAAGCAACAAGGGGTTGCGCTCGATAAGGCGGTCCGGACGATCTACTACGGGATCACCAAGGGCCTGAAGGGCGAAAACTGGAAGCTGTTCGTTCACAAGGTCATTTTCGACGACCTGGCGTTCGATTTCCAGAAGGGACTCCCCCTGCCCTACGGGCTCAACAAGGACAATTTCCCGGGTGAAAAGGCTCATATCGACGCCCTGGTGGCAGGGAATCCGTTCGTCGCCAGGCTGGTTGCCGAACGGCACCGAATTTGGGGCCCGCTCCGGGATGATTACATCTACTGGCATAACGCGATCGGACACGATATCTCGAAGAACCTCGAAAACCCCAATTATTATCACCACATCATCCTCCAATACGAGGACGGCCGGATGATGGCCACGACCGGCCGCCGGCTGAGGACCCCGACATACAGCTCGATCCAGAGGAAGCGTGAGGGTGCCGAGGCCGAGATCCCCGAGAAGCTCCAGAAGGAATACGACGATCTCATCCAGAAGATCGCCACGCTCGACGGCGCGGCCAAGAAGCGGGCCCAGGCCAAGCTCCAGAAGCTCGAGGGCAAGATCGAGGGCTACCGGATGCACGACGTTTCGACGGATTACATATCCGCCGAGGTCGAGGCCATGTCACAGATGATCTACGAGATCGAGGTCGCTAAGACCCTGGTCGATATCCGGAACGAATACGATATCCTGAATTCGCTCAAGGTTCAGGCCATGGCCATGAACAACGAAAACATCATGCCCTTCTTTCAGGCCATGGCCGACGCTCACAACGCCTCCCTGGCGGCGTCGGGGAAGGCGGGCAAGGCCAAGACGGCCGAGGATATGTATCGCCAGGTGCTCAACTGGAAACAGGCTGTCGGGATCGAGGACCTCGGTAGATTAGCCGCGATGGGAGAGCTGCCGGCTCCGCCGAACGGTGAATTCGACGAGCTCCTCGATGAAATGGGGGACAACTATCTGGAAAACCTGGAAACGAAGAAGCAGATGGGCGAGGAATACACCTCCGAATATGCCGCGCAACTCTCGCCTGAGCTGATGAAGGACTTTTTCCGGTATATCTCCTGGGTCATTAAGGAGCACGGGAAAAGCGAGGCGGGCGGGGCCGCGGCCATGATTTTCAAGGGGATCCGCCAGAAGAAGGAATTCATCAAGAAGGAGCTCGGGAAGGAATACCTGGAGTGGAGTGACATAATCCCGGAGAAATATGTCCCCTGGCGCCCGCGAGAGGGCAATATGTTCTTTTTCGCGGACACGCTTCCGGAGCGGCTCTCGAAGGAGATCCTGGACAAGGGGATCGCAACCGTCACCGATAAGGACGTCCGGAAGATGCTCGTCATGGGCGGCAAGCGACCGGCCTGGGTCATTCCGGAGGAGCTCGCGCAAACCCTCGATAACCTCCACCCGCCGAATCCTCATTGGCTCGACAAGGCTCTTATCAAGACCCTCAACGCCTGGAAGAAGTATATCCTCACCGCTCCGCAACGGCTCGGGAAATACAACCTCAGAAACCTTTCCGGGGACGCGGACGGCGTGATCGGAGGATATCCGAGCGCCATAGCCGAATCCCTCGGTTCGCTCCGCGACCTCATCGACGTTTTCATCTATAAGAAGCCCATGCCGAAGGACATGATCCCCTGGTTCGAGCAGGGAGGCATGGAGAGCACTCTCCAGGTCCAGGAGCTCAAGGACGTTCGCCGCCTCACGCATTTCAAGGATCTCTACGAGGAAAGTATGACGGTCCCGGGCAAGGTTGGGGACGTCATTCACAAGTATTGGCGGACGGCCCGCCTGTCCACGGATTTCCGCGAGTCGATCTTGCGGCTGGCGGTTTACTACCGGGCCCTGAAGGATATGCGGGCGGACCAGGCCGCCGGCGGACCGGGCAAGCCGAAGTCCTGGGGCGCCTCGATCCCGGAGGAGATCATGGCGCTCCCGACGATCGAAATGCGGGCCTTCCGGATCTCGAACGAGCTCCTGGGAGCCTACGATGAGCTCTCCGTGTTCGGCCAGTTTTTCAGAACTCACGCCTATCCGTTCTGGTCCTGGAGGGAGATCAACCTCAAGCGGTATCCCCGGTTCCTGAAGAACGCGATCCATGACGAGGGGGGAAGCCTGGCGGCCGGAGCGGCCAGGGTGACGAGGAACAAATTCAAGAGCCTCGGGATGAGATCTCCCCTAATCGCCTGGCGGATCGGCAAGCTCCTACTGAAAATGTCCGCGATTTGGGCCATGGTTGCGGCCTGGAATGAGCTCAAGTATCCGGAGATCGAGGATGATCTTCCGCCCGATATCAAGAATATGCCGCATCTTAACCTCGGTTACGACAAGGAAGGGAATCCCATGGTATTCACCAGGCTCGGGGCCCTGGGCGATTTCCTGTCCATGTTTGGCCTGGACGAGGGGCCCGCGGTCATCAGCGATCTCTTGAACAACAAGCGGACCCTGGCCGACGTAGGCGATAAGATGTGGCGGGCGCCGATCAACGAATTGGTGCAGGGCGCCTCCCCGATCCCGAAAGCATTATTCGAGGCCCTTATGCGGCGGGAATTTTATCCCGATGTTTTCAACCCGCGCATGATCCGCGACCGGGGATCCTTCTTTGCCCGGCAACTCGACATGGAGCAGGAATACAATATGCTGATGGGGAAGCCCCACCGGCCGTATAAGAGGCGCCTGGAAACGCTCCTCGCCTATAAGATCGACAAGAATCAGTCGGCCTACTACCGGATCCAGGACCTCAAGGACGAGTTTCTCAAGAAGTCCGGGAAGGCGGCCGAGGGCTTCTGGCTCACGCCGAGGGGGAACGCCCTCTACAACGCCAAGCTGGCCTTGCGCTATGGGGATACTGATCTGGCTCGTAAATACACCCAAGCCTACCTGAAGTATTACGCCCTCGAGGCCGGGCAGACCGGGGAGGATCCTGAGAAGGCCGTGGCCAGGGGCCTCAAGTCCATGATCGAGTCCTACGCGAAGATGTTCCCGCTTGCCGGCATGAACCAGGGCGAGGTTGCCGCGTTCAAGCGATCGCTCTCGCCGGAGGATCGCAAGGTCCTCCTCCGGGCCGTCGAGTTCTACAACGAAACGATCCTGGGGATCCACCAGGGCGTTGAAGGAAAAGATATCAAATGGAAGAAGTGAAGCAAGAGAAGGAATACAAGCGGAATTTCCAGCCGATCGAGCAGCGCATCAAGCGCCGGGTTTACCGGATGCCCCACGATCGCGTCCTGGCGGAGATCCCCAAGGTGGCCGCCCGGGCCGTGCTCCTCTCGCTCAAGATCATCGAGGAAACGAAGCTCCTGGGCCCGAAGGATAAGAAGTCACAGATCGAGGCCGCGATGTTCATGGTCCGGCAGATGGCGTCGTCTGATTTTATGAAAACGATCGGCCGTCAGCTCGAGAGTCAATCCAAGGCCAGTTTCGATTTCGGTGAGGCGAAGAAGTGAAGTCCGATTTTGTCCCCCACGAATCACAGCGGAAGATCCATGAGGCGCTCTGGCCGCCGCTCAAGGGCCTGATCGTCATGGCGATATGCGGCCGGCGGTTCGGCAAGACCGTCCTGGCCGTGATCGAGATCATCAAGCGGGCCATCGAGATCCCGGGCTCGAGGATCTGGTATCTCGGACCGACCAAGGATCAAGCCTACCGGATCGCCTGGAGGCTTTTGCTTTACCCCAGGACCGACAAGAACGGGAAAAAGCTGCCGCCCTATCTTCCGCCCTCGGAGATCAAGAAAACCCGGGAGGACAAGCATTACGTCGAGCTCAAGAACGGGAGCCTGATCGAATTCAACGGCGTGATGGAGGAGCTCCACCTTCTCGGCACGGGGCTACATTTTGTCGTGTTCGACGAATTCCCGACGATCAGCTTCTCGGCCTGGGAGGATACCGTCCGGCCGATGCTCTCGGACTTTAACGGGGACGCCTTCTTTATCGGCTCGGTGCCGGACCCGAAGATCCATCAGATCACGATCCCGTTCCTGGATATGTATGAACAGATCCTATTCGGTGAGCCTAACGGCTACGCCAGGGCGTTCAATTTCTCGTCGTTCGACAACCCCTACGTCGATCACAACCGAATGAACCGGGATATCGAGGACCTGAAGCGCAAGGGCCGGGAGAACGACGCGCTCCGGACCTATTACGGAAAATACAGCCGGGAATTCGGCCTGGTTTTCCCGAAGTTCACCTACGATCAGCACACCGTTGTCCCGTTCGAGATCCCCGGCGATTGGGCCCGGGCCATGGCCGTCGATCCTCACCCTCAGCGGCCGATCAACGGGCTCTGGATGGCGGTGGATCCCCGCGGCCATAAGTGGTTTTACAGGGAGCGGGAATTCACGATCGAGGGCCGGCCGATGACCGTGCCGGAGTCGGCGCTCGAGATCATGCGGCTCGAAACCTTCCACAAGGAAAAGATCAAGGTCCGGGTGATCGACCCGAGTTTCGCCAAGATCGACCAGAACGTGCTCGGGAGCAAGAGCGTCCACAACCTCTATCGGGAATATGGGATATATTTCCGGGAGGCCAACCGGGACTTTAACAGCTTCTTCAATATGTTCACGGATATGCTGGTGGATCAGCCGGAGCCCACGGTCCATTTCTTCCGTAATTGCATCGGGACGATCCGGCAATTCCAGAATTACACCTGGGACTCCTGGGCCTCTCAGCGGGCCCGGGAGGAGCGGGGCGCCAAGGACCGGCCGAAGAAGGTTGACGACGACTATGTGGATTGCGCGAAGATGCTCATCAACTCGGACGTCCGGCCGGAGAATCCCCTGGAATACAAGGCATTTCGTGACCGGCTTAATGAGCGGTGGGAAAAAAGGGAGTTTTTGTGACGCGGGAGTGAACAATGAATCATCAAGACATGGAAACCTTCAAGCTCTGGTCGGAACGCTATCGGGCCTCGGAGCTCTACTCACAGCCGTTTTTCGACAAGGGCAAGGAGAATTATCTCCTCTACAAGAGCTATCAGGAGTCGAACCGCAAGGTTTACCGCCATCAGATTTTCGTCCCCTACTCGTTCGCCTTCCTCGAGGACATGGCCAGTTATTTCATGCTCTCGGTCCTGGCCTCCCCGATCACCTTCACGCTCATGCCGCGCTACACGGCCGTCAGCCTGGGCCTCTGCCGGGCCCTGGAGAGCGTCGTCCATTGGGTGCTCACCGACGAGCAATCCGAATTCATCCTGGAGCTCGAGGAGCTCATCAAGAACGCCGGGATCTTCAACGCCAGTTACCTCGTAAACTACCCCCTGGTGGCGGAACGGCGCCGCGGCCTGGACTCCGAAACCTTCTTTGACCGCCTCAACCTGGACGCGCCCTGCCCGCTCGATATCTACGTCGAACCCGATATCAAGCGCCTCTCGAGGATGCGGTGGATCATCAAGAAGTCGAGGGAGGATTATGCGGTCCTGAAGAAGCTCGAGGCGAAGGGGGAATATCGGAATATCGACGACGCCCGCGGCCGGATCCCCGAGGACGATCCGGTTAAGACGATGCTTGCGGATATCGGCCTGTCCGCCGGCGAGGGTTACGACGCGGATTCCGACAAGGTGGAGCTCCTGGATTGCTTCTTTGAGGGGAACATCGTGACGATCGGCGGCCGGAGGGCGATCGTCCGGAACACGGAGGAGAAGGAGCAAAAGCCTTTCCTGTTCGATTTCCCGATCCTGGATTGCCGGTTTACCGGAGCCCCGGGGGAGGCGTTCGGCGTCGGGCTACTCGAGTCCATGAAGCCTACTCAGCACGACCTGAATGACCTGAGATCTCAGCGCCGGGACAATATCTCCCTGATCCTCAATAAGCTGTTCATCTACGACACCATGGCGGGCGAGGTGCAGCTCGACTCGCTCTACTCGGCGCCGGGCAACGTGATTGTCACCACGAACCGAAACGCCCTGGACGAATTCCCGGTGTCCGATGTGACCGGCTCGAGTTACAAGGAGGAGGAAAGCCTGATCTACGATCTCCAGAGCATCACCTCGCTCTGGAATTACTCCCGCGGCTCGACGCCTCAACGGAAGGAAACGGCCACCGGGATCATCCGGCTCCAGCAAGCCGCGCAAAGCCGGAACGAGTGGATGATCCGGAAGCTCGATCAATACGTCCTGATGCCGCTCTGCCGGCGGATCATGGTCTATGTCCGTGAGTATATGCCCCTGGTGGATTTCCTCGAGATCGTGGGGAAGGACAAGATCAAGGAAGCGGAGGAGTTTTACGCGCTCACGACGCTCCAGGTCCAGAAGATGTTTAAGATCCTGCCCATGACGGAGAGCATCGTCAGTCTGAAGGAAATGGACGTCAACCAGTTCCTCCAGGCGTTCGACCGGCTGATCCAGATGCCGGACGTAAACCGGCCCGGCCTGATCCAGGCGCTCCTGCTCAAGTTAGGGCAGAAGGATATCAAAGATATCCTTCCTGAAATGTCCCCGGGCGCCCAGGAGGCCATGATGGCCGCCGGAGGGCCCCAAAATGGGCCTGGCGGGCCGCCGATGGCTCCTGGAGGGGGTCGCCCCGGGCCAGGCGGGCCCCAGGCGCCCCGATCGCCCCAGGGTCCGCCACCCGGACAGGGGGGAAGGTAAATGGCGCTCCTATCGCGTTCCTCACCAGGAATTCAGGATCTCGAAAAGAGCTTTGAGAAGGCCATGGAGGGGATCCCGACCGGCCAGAACCTCAAGCGGGATCTCCTGCCGGCGGCCCTGAAGATCGCTGAAACAGTCGAAACGGAGGGGTGGAAAGAGATCATCGAGCCTTTCCTGAATAAGAATGGGGATCCGGCCGCCCTGCTCGGCCGGACCAAGGAAGAATACGAGAAGCTCGAGCCCAGGGTGAACGCCTACTATCGGTTCCGGCGCCTGATCGAAACGCTGCTCGAGATCGCCCGGGAGTCGTCCAAGGGGAAGATCGACTAGTTAGGGCGCCGGGGAACGACAAGCCGCGGATCGCGGCCGGGATGCGGGTTGTTCTTCTCCCGCTCCTCCTGATCGACCCGTGCCTTCTCGACGTCGGCCTCGGACACAAACATCGCACAGGTCACGATCTCCGACCGGAGGTAGATCGGCTCACCCTTCATGCTCTCGGCCTCGAGGACGCATTTCTTCCCGGACCGGAGTTTCTTGATGAGCTCGGCGTTGTCCTTCACGATCAGTTTGTTCGGTGTCGCCACCATCAGCAAAACCAAAGGCATAGAATCCTCCTGATTAAGTCCCACCCACCCACCCGACCGTCAATACACTAGTTCCCGCACTCGGCCACGGACATTAGCCGGGCCGGTGTTCCTGGACGATACTCAGACTCCGCCGCCGGTTTCCTTCTTAAACTTGAACCACCCGTTAGCGAAGCCCCAAACCGCGATCGTATAAACGACAAATTTCAGGACGGTGAAGCCTCCAACCACGGGTGTCGTAACAAGAAAGATTGCCGTAGCGACGGCGGAAACCACCAGACTGATAACCCAGGACACGATCGCGCCCTCGACTTTCAGGAACGTCTTGATAAGCTGGACGAGCGCGATCACGCCGAAGCCCATGACGCCGGTCATAATGGCCTCGACCACGGAGGGGTCGATCTCCACGGGGTTCCCGACGACCTCCTGGGCTACGGCGAATCCTGTCACCAAGAAAAAGAGAACCAGGGCCGCCAAAGCGGCTTTTTTCATATTAAACCTCCTTCCGTCCCGTTCTCGGGCCGGAATAACTTGCCTCGAATATAGCGTTGCACCTCAAAGAGCTCCTCGCCGGTGAACCCGAAAAGAACCACCACGCCGCCGCGACGTTTAACCCAAACGTAAACGTCGGCGTAACGCAGCTCCCAAGGATATTTCTTCAGCTCCGCCAGTTTCCTGCCGATCCCGCTGTCCTCGGTGCATTGAAAGAATTGGACTTTCCGGCCGGCCTTGATCGCAACCAGGTCACACCCGAAAATGTCGTTGCCGACAGTAATCAGCCGGCCCTTGCCGATCATCTTGGCCTTCCGGCCGACGCGATGGACGGCGAACCCTCCGGCCTCGAGCTTCTTCTGGCACCAGACCTCGAACGCGGTGCCCTTAGATCTCGTCGAGCTCATACTCGAACCTCACCCTAAACCACATCGGCCCGGAATCCGCCCAAAAGGACTCGAACAGCGAGGCCGAGGCGGAGGCCGGAGAGAGCTTGATCGGCTGAACATCGACCGAAAGAGTATCACCCTTCTTCATCCTGTGTCCATAGGTATCTTCCCAGGTGGGGACAAATTGGCCGTCGATCCGCTTGAACCCCGTAACCTCGATGATCCGGCCAGGGCGGTCCGCCCTGTAAATGATATGATGCCCGCTTCCCACCTCGAACGGACCGATCATGCCGGTGAGCACCTCGTCCGGGATCCTGGCGGGCGCCGGCGTGGGGACGGGCAGCCCACCCTTGGGGAAGAACATGGAATGGAGAACGGGGATCCCCACAAACCCAAAGAATGATCGGCGCTTCATCTAATCCTCCCACCCGCGGGCGCGCGCTCTCTCGTATTCCTTGTCCCTGGCGTCCGGGACCGGTTCCGCGTGAGGACAGGCCCAACACCGGCACCGATCCGGACAGTCCAGGCAGGGATCCGGAGGCTCAGAAGGGGACTTCTTCAGGCTTCTCGTCGTCATTCGCTTCATTGGCCTTGTGCGTCCGCCAATCGCCGCACTTGTGTTTCCAGACCTCGGCCTGTTCGTCCTTGAACGCCCTCCAGCCCCGCGCCTTGGCCTTCTCCCAGGTTTCCTTGAACGTCTTTCCCGGGATCCTCAGTTTCGCGTCACAAAAATCGCATTGAAATAGGAATTCGCCTTTCGCCTTGTCCTGCTTGATTGCCACCTTAATCTCCTTTCGACGGCCTGGGGGACGCCATGGCGTCCGGGATATTCTGGACTATCGGTTCATCCCGAGGAGCCTGGCTTTTCTCGGCGCTACTGATCGCCAGATACAAGAAACACGCGAGGATAAAAAAGGTCGCACCGATAACCTCGAGGAGGATCCTGGCCCCACGCTTTGCCCCGGAGCTCCACCTTGTCTTGCTTTTTCTCCAATAATCGCCTTCACCTATATATCTTTTCCTCCCCAATGTGTCACCTCCTTCCTAATTTATCCCTTCTTCTCTGAAGGACGAGGATCAGGATGATCTCCGCGATGAACGCGCCCACCATGATAAGTATGGTCGCGGCCCACGGCTTCACCAAAACCTCCACCCGTCTTTCTCGTAGAACCGCCACTTGGCCAGATAGCCGCCGCAATAGATCGAGGTCAGGAACGCGATGAACCGGAGATCCGCGTCCCATCCGGAGAGCTCAGAGATCCCCCAGGACAGGAAAAAGTAGAACGCCCATAGGGCCAGGAAATTGGCCCACCCGGGAAGCCGCTTAATCATTGAGAGGTCCCCGTGAGCTCGATCGGATAGGCGCCGACGAGGCCGTTGTCGAGCGGGACGACCAGGTTGCATTGGATATTCTGCTGTCCGGGATCCCAGGTATCATCGTTGTCTGTCCACGCGACTTGCATCCCCGAGGGCCCGCCGGCCACCGTGAATTTAACCGGCCGATTGAACCCGAGCGACGGAGTGCAGGAGATCGTGAACCCGACATTCTCCCCGGCTTTTACCTGGAGCGCGTCCACGGCGTTAATCGTGAACGTCCCTTCCTGGGCCACCACGGTCAGGGTGATCGTTTTTTTCTTGACGATCGGCGGCGTCTGAGCCACAAAGAAAACGACCCCAATCACCAGGACCAGGGCCAGCCCGGCCGTCACCCATTTCATCCAGGTTTTCATGGCTTATCCCTCCTTGAAAAATTTGTGGGCGAACACGCAGATCTCTCCTCGGTTCTTCATGCCGAGCTTCTTGTAGAGGCTTTTGATATGGGACCGGACAGTATCCAGGGACAGGAAAAGAGCCTTGGCGATCTTCTCGTTCGTCTGGCCGTCAGACATGGCCTTGAGGATCCGCAGCTCGGCCGGAGTCGGGAGGACCGTGCCGGCGTTCTCCTCGAACGGCTCGGCCGATGCCTCGACCAGTTCGGTTTTGGCCGCGGCGATCGCCTTCTTGTGCTTGTAGGCTTCCCGCCAGTAGTCCGCGATCCTCCGCCTCATAATCGGATAGACAAAGGTTTTCGCGGACGATTCGCCCCGGTAATTATGGAGCGCGGTCCAGATCGAGATCCAGATCGTTGCCTCAACGTCGGCCTGATCCGTGGACGGGATCTGCCGCCCCACCGCCCGGCGAATGTATTCACCGAGCTCCGCCTTGACAGCATCGAAATTCATTTTACACACCTCCACCATTTGACTAGATTCCCTTCCTTGAGATACTCGGCGCATGGCCTGGGCCTCTCGAGGGAGGGGGATTCGCTACGGTGCCCGATGGCGCCGTTGTTTACGGACAGGACCTGATCGACGGCGTAGCCGGAGAGCGCCTTGAGCGGCCGGTGGTCGATCCGCCTCATATCCCAGGGCTCCGTGCCGCTGAAGATCTGGCCCTGGGAGAGATAGCACCCGCCGGCCGCGCCTTGGCTCAGGATCTCCTTCCTGAGCTTTGCCATCTGGAGAGGACTCGCGTCGTGATACCCGGCAAAGGACTCCATGGGCCCGTCCCCGTTCCACGCGCCATCCGTGTTCCAGATCACCCGGCTCACCGGCCAGCCGTTAGGCCGGGCGGCGATATCGGCTACCTCGATGATCCCGTGCTGATCCCAAATATCCGCCGCCTGGCCGCCGGAATTGTCCATGAGCGCCAGGACGTCCGGGCCGCTGATCGGAGGCCGTGCTGAAACGATCGTCTTGGTGTATTTCAGGTTGTGAAGCGCGGAGCACCTGAGCCGGATCCACTCGAGCTGCTCCTCGAGCGGGCACTCGATCTCTCCCGTTTCAGGGTTCGTTATCCGATAGCCGATCTCGTTTCGGGGCTCCCCGAAGATCGTCACCATACCCAAAGAATACCATAGGTCGATCACCGAGAGCTCGTAAAAAAAGTGGTAGTCGTTTAGGCCCAGGCCGATCGAGCCGCCCGGGATCGCCGCCTCGACGCCGCCCGAGTAGGCGCCAGGGACGTTCCAGTAAGGATATCGCTGGACGTTCGAGTAGAAGCATTGATTGAACCGATAGACTCCGCCATCGGCCTCGGAGCACCGGTCCTCGAACACGAACCAGGGGATGATCCCCCGGAGCTTCATGTGCTCGAAAATGTCCTTGAGCCTGTCCCAATAGGGAGGATAGAGGACCGCGAGATCGTAGATCGGGACGTCCGGATATCCGGGTTCGCCGGCCATGGCGTAGGGATTCCAGGTCCCGATCCGCATGAACGGCGTCATTGGATTGGCCTGGCTCAGGTCCCCGTCCAGGTAGTCCCCGAAAAACCTGATGCAATTCCCGCCGAAATCGGCCGTGTAGTCGATGTAATCGTGAAGATCGCCATAGGCCGTAAACGGCAGGGACATGGATGAGATAATCGGTATCATGTTATTTCTCCTCACCGGCGGCGAGGTCGTCAATCGCCTCCCAAATACTGATGCGCTTTCCGTTCACGATGATAACCCCGAGCGGCCTTGTCAGTTGAGCCACCGCGATAACCCTCGCCTTCCACTCCTTGAGCGCGTCGTGTTCTCGGACAATCCTGTGAAGTTCGTCCTTCTGCTCAAACATAGACTCGGGTAATATGCAGATTGCCATGTGCAACGCCTCGCGCTTGGTCATGGCCTCCTCCTCGATCTCGCACTCCTCGCCGCACTCGGAGCAGATATAGCCGTTCTCCCAATTCCCATCTATCGGATAGGCGGGAGCGTCACAGCACTTGCTTATTCCCCAGGTCGTCGGATCGCTCATGTTAAAACCGGACGTCCTCTCCGGGTTCGTCCTCCGGCCATGGCTCCGCGGCCTGGAGCGGCGGGGGCTTCTTCCAGTATCCTCGGCCGTGCTTCTTGATGTAGTCGATCCTGGCCTGGATCCGCCTCTTGCCCGTCGCGCAATCACAAAAGACCTCGCGGCCGCATCCCCCGTCCGGAACAACGTCCCGGCCCTCCCCGTGACATTTATCACATTCCGGGATATCCGAATAGTCCCGGCGGCCGGCCTCGGCCATGGCCTCCTCGATCGCCTGGTCGATCTCAGGGATCAGGGGGAACGTCCTGAAGGCGTGGGTCCGGATCAGGTTGTCGATGGCCTGGAGGAAGATCACCGCGTTATATTTCTCGTATTCCTTCCAGTAGATCTCGACATTCGCCTCGTCGAGCTCCTTCTGGAGATAGCTCTCCAGGCGGTAGATCCCTTCACCGAATTCAGAGCGGGTCATTGAACGTTCTCCAGATAATGAGGCCAGGGTCGCATTTATATTGCTCCTGGACTAATCCCGTGTAGCGACTGTCCTTTACGGGTTCGATCCACCACTCAAGATAAGTCATGCCGTCAACAATTCCCATGTGTTTTTGGTCGGCGCTCAGGTGGATGATAAAAGTAGGCTTCTTTACGGCACGGTCCCAGGCGCTTCTGGACATAATCAGATAATCACGGAAAGGCCAATCGTCCAGGCCGGTAAAAGTATGCGACGTTTGCTTAACCTCGATCCGTTGCTGTGATTCTCCCGGCTTGTCGATAAAGATATCTCCGTGATCTGAGTAATTTCGCCATTCGGCGCGTGTCGGCGCGACCCTCGGCGGAGGCATAGAGAATCCATATCCCTGTCCCCACCACCAATGAGCGACCAGCCAAACCGGGCCCCAGGAGGCCCGGACCTGAGCCTTGAATATCTCATGGTTTTCGTCGATCATGGCTTATCTTTCCCCGCAAACCTCTCCCATTTCTTGCTCCCGGTCCTGGCCGCCGGCCGGTCCCGCTCGAGGTAGTTTCCCTCGAGGACCTTGACATAATTGGACGGGCAGATCAGCCAATCGAACGTGAGGAGAAAGGGGTGTTCCTTCTTGCCCTGGGCCTCACCGATCAGGAAGGGGGACCTCGAGATTATGTCCTTGACCTTGGCCAGGAAGTCCAGGCCATACTCCGCGATCCGGCGGTTGATCTGGCGTATCCTGGTCGATCCGGACCGGATCCCGCTGATGGTGGGGAGCGCGTGGAGGACGGCGATCTCGTTCCATTGACGCATTATGTCCTGGTAAAGGCTCGGGTGCCCGACGATCGACTCGGGGGATAATGAAGAAGATTCTATCTTATTATCTAAGACAGAAGCATATACGTCCGGACTGTCCGGAATGTGTCCGGACTTGTCCGGACTTGTCCCGGCCATGGACTTGAACTGGCGGAGCTGACGTTTCCTAACAGATTCCGGGTTATGGGAATAGTGCCACACCGAGCGGTAATACTGATAGTTGATTATCAGGAACCCCCCATCGACCCTCCGGATCCTCCGCCCCTCGTTGTCCCTTGTCCTCGAGTATTTGTCCGGGCCCTCGAGCTTCCCCAGGGCCGCCAGGACGTTCTCCATGGCCATGTGGCCGACACCCGAGATAAAAAGCTCCGAGATCGGCGCAATCCCGTCCGGCCGGCAGGAGGCCAGAAGGATGATCCAGACCTTCAGCGTGTCCGAGTCCTCCGCGATGATCGAGCTCTGGAGGATCCCGGCGTCCAGCTTTGTGAATCCCATGTCATTTTTTCCTCTTGAGCCGGTAGATCGCCAATGCGTGAAGAAAGATCTGATACTCGTCCTCGAGCTCCGTCCGCCGCTTCTCGTCGAATTCCTCGGTATTCGCCCGGGGGATATTGAGGATTGTCGCTCCCTCAACCGGGAATCCATTTTCTATGAGCGCCCCCTTATAAGCTGCCGCCTGGAGGAAATGGTCGTCGTAAATTCTTTTGCCCGTCTTGAAGTCGATCACGTCCAGGGCGCCGTCCACCAGGCCGTAGTAGTCCGGCGTCCCCCCGAAAGCGTGTTTGTCCGAAACGATGGCTTCTTCGACCCGGACAGGCTCGAGGGTG